TAGACCTCCGGCCCGTGACCGACCACCCTAACACCGCATACTTAACGAATATCCTTGACGACCAGGCGAGCGTCCTCACTGGTACTAGGCACCTAACCGCCGCGCTCATTCCAAATATCGATGGTAACCCGGCGTGGCGTACCCAGCCGCAGCTTAAGCACCTCGGCATGTCCGATATTAGCGCAGCCGGTGACCTGTGGGCAGACATCGACAAGGCATATACGGACTTAATGCATGAGGTGGATAGTGCCCGCTCCCGGCTGCTGATCTCCGAGGAGTACCTAGAGACGGCCGGGCCCGGTAAGGGAATGGTGTTCAACTGGGGCCGTGACGTGTTCCCACTGGCAATGACCGGTATGGCGGACCAGCGCCCGACGATTGAGCAAGTCCAGTTCCAGATGCGAGTCTCCGAATACGCCCAAGCCATCGACCTTACTATCCGTAAAGCCTGCGACGCTGTCGGACTATCTCCGATCACGGTGGGGCAAGACTCCGAAAACAGCGGCGCGATGACTGCAACCGAAATCAGGGCCCGGTCAACTGCCACCCTCAACACCTGGCAGTCAAAGGCCCGTATGTGGCGCGCAGGCCTATCCCGCATCACCACCGCACTCCTACACGTTGATGCCGCGCTTAATGGTTACACGCCGCCGACGCAGCCCACGCAGGTTGCGATGCAGGATCCGATCCCGGACACCGAGTTGGATAAAACTACGGCGGTGCAACGCTTACGGGATGCCCGCGCAGCATCCACCGAGTACATCATTAGCCGCCTGCACCCGGAGTGGACGGAGGAGGAGCAGGCCGTGGAAGTTGCTCGGATCAAGGCCGAGGAGGCGGGGGCTATTGATCCGATGCTGGCGGCGGAGCCGGATGAGCCACTGGTTTAGCACATGAGCCAGTCTGACGAGTTTCTTGAGAACATTCTGCGCCTGTACGAGGCTGCGGAGGTTGATCTGCGCGACTTGATGCTGCAAGCCTTCGGCAGGAAAGCCAGGGGCTCGCACGCCTACTACTCGGAGCAGGCCCGGCTGGTAGGGATCATGCGGGAGCGGGTGCAGCGTATTTTAGACCGCGCGGACCGGTTATCTCGGCCCCAGGTGGAGGAGATGCTGGCGGCTGCCTACCAGGAGGCCTACGGCACGGCTAGTGGCGGCATGAACCGTGGCATCAACGCTATGGCGGTGCAGATGCTCGCAGCGGAGGCAGTGGGGAAGCTGGAGTCCAATAGTCGGGCAATCGTACGTACCTATGAGGGGCGTTTGCGGGAGCTTGCGGCGATTGTGGTGGGTAGTAGCTTGCAGAGTGGTGCGACGGGTAAGGAGGAGCTGCACCGGGCTTTGAGCCGATACTTGGATGCCGGGGTGACGGGGTTTACCGATAGGGCTAACCATAAGTGGTCTTTGGATGCCTATGTGCGGATGGTGCTGCGAACTGGTAAGGCGCGGGCGAATATGGAGGCCAGTGTGCAGGGGTGGCGGGATGCTGGGGTGGAGTTGGTGCGGGTGTCTAGTCATGAGGCGTGTGCGCCGCAGTGCGAGCCTTACCAGGGGCAGGTACTAGCACTATCGGGTGGCAAGGGGCCGCGCACTTTTAAGACGGCTAGGGGAGAGGTGACGGTGGAGGTAGTCGCCACCCTAAAGGATGCTATCGCTAAGGGCTATAAGCACCCGAATTGTCGCCATACGGAGTCCGCGTATGTACCTGGGGCGCCGGTGCCTGTGGTGGCGAAGGCGGATGATGATCTTTACAAACTGGAGCAGAAGCAGCGTTATTACGAGCGGCGGATCCGCACTTGGAAGAGTGTGAACCTGGAGGGGTTAGACCCCCGTATGCAGGAGACTGTAAGGAAGCGGCTGCGTTACTACTCCGGTAAGCAGCGGGAGCTGATTAAATCTTCTGGTGGCAGGCTGCGGCGCAATTACACGCGGGAAGCACATATCACCGGCGGGGTCGGCAAGAAGCCGTAATCGCTCGCAAAGGGTGGGGCCGTTCGTAACACGCGGGTAGCCCTTGCTGTGTGATGGGGTTGCGTAGTGTGGTGCGTATCTGATACGATTACGGTGCGCCGAAAGTTCCCCCGCTTTCATCGCACACACTCACAGCGTGGCTATCTGTGAGGCTGCCAGCACCGCCCGGAGTCTTACTTCCTTTCTCCTCCGGGCGGTGCCCTTTTTTTATGCCGCAAACCGTCGGAAACTGACCGCCACGACCCGCACCCCATACTCGCATCCGAGGGTGCCAGCACCGGCCCCTAACCGTAGAACATGAGGAGCGGAGAGAACCGTGGCAAAGACCGCCGACACCGGCAACACCAATACCCCCACCGAGGACACTAACGCCCAGGAGGCGCAAACCACCCCAGTGGTTGACGGTGAGGAGACCGCGCCGGCGGAGCAACCCACCACGACTCACGATGCACCCGGTGAGGACACGGCCCAGGAGGCCGCCGAAATCACGAAAATCCGCAAAGAAGCAGCCAAGTACCGCACCACCCTGCGGGATACCGAAGCGCGTCTAGCGGAGCGGGAGAAGGAGTTCAACACCCTACTTAAGGGCCTCTCTCAGCTGACCGGTGAAGGCAGTGAGGAAGTCTCCCCGGAGGAGCAGCTTGCAGCAGCTCTCAAGGAACGCGACCAGGCGCAGCAGCGCCTCCGCGAACTCACGCAGGACAATGCCGTCCGACAGGCGGCAGCCAAGCACGGTGCAGACGCCGACCTCATTACTCCCTACCTCAAGGGCAGCGGAGCCCTCGACGCCCTCGACCCCGGCACGGATGATTACCAGGCCCAGGTGGCCGAACTCATCGCCGAGACGGTCGAGAAACACCCACAGTTGCGCACCCAGGTGGTGGCCCGCACTAGTGGACAGGCACCCAATCCCACCCCGGAAAATAATGCCGGGGGGAAACTCTCCCACGCCGACATCAAGGCCCTAGCGGCTGCTGGCAAGTGGGATGAGATCAACAAGGCTGCGGCAGAAGGCCGCATCCGCTCTTAACACAGGAGATAATTACCATGGCCATCACCCCAACCGGCTCCCAGCCATTCATCCCCGAAGTATGGGCCGCTGCTATCGCCGAGCCCTTCGAGAAGAACCTAATCTTCGGTCAGAACAGCATCGTCAACACCAGCGTGGAGGGTGAAATCACCCGCCTGGGTGACACCGTGCACGTTGGCCGTATCGGAGCGCCGACCATCCGCACCTACGATGCGAGCGCAGACCTCACCATCGAAGACCTCACGGTAACCGACACTGCACTGAAGATTGACCAGGGCCAGTACTTCGCGTTCCGCGTGGAGGACGTATCCGCGCTGCAAGCCGCAGGCCCTCTCAAGGATCCCGCGACCAAGCAGGCATCTATCGCTCTGCGTGACGCCGTGGATAAGTACGTCGCCGGCATTATCAAGGATGGTGCTGAAAGCAAGCTTGGCGCTAAGAAGGTTGTCAATGATGACCCCAGCCTGGCGGGTACCGGGCAGATCACCGCGTTTAAGGCTCTTAACCAGCTATCGGAGAAGCTCAACACCCAGTCTGTTCCTATGACCGGGCGCTGGGCGATTGTTGGCCCGCAGTTCTACTCCGCGCTGTTGATGGACCCGCGTTTCACCCGCGTAGAGGCCTCCGGCAATGAGGATGGTCTGCGTAACGGTATCGTTGGTCGCGCGCTGGGCTTCGATGTTATGGTGTCCAACAACGTGCCGACCTCCGGTAAGAAGGAGCACGTGCTGGCAGGCGTGCCCGATGCGATTACGTTTGTGAATCAGATTACGAAGGTGGAGACCACCCGCGAGGAGAAGCGTTTCGCTGACATCGTGAAGGGTCTCATGGTGTACGGGGCTAAGGTGTTCCGCCCTGAGGGTTTGGCAACCCTTGAGGCTGAGATTGGCGACCCGGCTAAGGCTTAGCCCCCGCTTTCTTGCACCCCCTCTTTTTGTTGTGGCCCCGTGACCCCGCGATACCGCCGGTTGGTTGCGGGGCCACACCCCTACCACCCCTTACTAGTCTGGAGAACACCCCAAATGCTGTCCTACGCGACCGTAGATGAGTTTCTACGCTTCGACCCCACCACACCCCTAGCCGATCAACAAAAGCTATTAGCGCGCCTGCTAGCGCACGCATCCGGGCTGGTTCGACACGCCACCCGCCGAGCCATCTACACCACCACCCCTAACGGCTTACCGAAGGATCCCGACCTGCTGGAAGCAATGCAGGAAGCCACCATGGTGCACGTGCAAGCCCTCTCCGATGCGGGCCTAGCGCAAGCATTTTTCACCGGGGGTGCGACCCTGGATGCCACCGTCTCCTCCTCTTCGATTGATGGGGCGTCCGTCACCATGGATACATCGACCGCGGACGGTGCGCGGGCTGCGCTACTAGCGGGAGGCCTGGCCCCCGACGCTGAGATGATCCTTAGGGACGCTGGGCTACTGGGTGGCTTGCCGGGCATCGTGTACAGGTGTGCGCGATGAGCCGCCGCAATGCAGCCGCCGAGGCGCTCATTGCCCTGTGGTTTAGGCACGAGGTGGTGCTGCATACCCAGGGTGGGCGAACCGCTTTAGGGCCGGTGCGTGGAGGGGAGCAGACACTGCTCGCGTCTGTAGATATGGAGGCGCGGACGGTGACCGCTCCGAGCGGGGAGGAGGTGGTGGCCTCCGGCACCGTGTGCTGGAAACCGGAGGGGCCGTTGCCGAAGGCTGGGGATCGGATAACACTGCCGGAGGTGTTCGGCAGGCCACGCGGGGTGGAGGTCATTGCCTCTAAGCGTGCAGGCTCCGGTAGTGGGTTGACCCCGGATCATGTGAGGGTGATGGTAAAGTGACCGAGTTCAGTGCTGACTTGGCGAAGTCCCAGGTGCATGCGAAAGCTAGGGAGGCTGCTATGGCGGCAGCCCTGGTGATTGAGACGTATGCGAAGGAGCACGCTCCGAAGCAGACCGGGGCGCTGGCTGGCAGTATCCACAGTAAACCGGTGGGGGATGGCACAACGGTGGAGATTGCCTCCGAGGGTGTTATCTACGCGGCCCGCCAGCATGAGGGTGTGGGTTTTAAGTTCAATCTGGCGATGAACCCGAACGCGAAGGCTAAGTTTGTGGAGGATGCTCCACGGGCGCGGCGTGAGGAGATTCTGCAAGCCATTGCCGAGTCGATTAGCGGGAGCTGGTAGCAATGCCCGAGTGGTTTAGTTCTCATGATGCGGTTGACTATCAGCTGGCGCTGTATCTCGCAGCGCAGGGGGTAGTGCGGGATACTAATGTGGATCAAACTACCTCGGGTGTGCTGCCCGCTGTGTATGTGGGTGAGCTATACGATGAACCCGACTATGCCATAGCCCTCACGGTGGTGGGGGAGGTTAGGGACGATGATGCTAACCCTCAGGTGGATGTGCTGTTGGCGATGCGCTCCGGGCCCGAGGATCGCCAGCAGCTGTATGACCTCTCCGAGAAAGTGTTCCAGGCCCTGCACGACCGTACGCGGCTAGAACTGACCGCTAACCAGGGAATTGCACTGTGTAGACGCACCTTGAAGGGTCCCGTGGTGCAGGACCAGAACCGGCGCTGGCTGCGGGTAGATACCTACCGGCTACGGATGCTAGTGCCTAACCCCTAGGGAGATGTAATCATGGCCGTTGCAAAGGCACCGGGCTCTTGCGAGCTCAACAAACTATTGAACCGAGACTGGGCGGTACAGGTCAAGGGGGTTGGTGAACTCCCCGCGAAGTGGATCTTTGTCCGTGGCCTCGACTCCGTATCGGTCAACATTGAAACTAGTGCGGTTGACTCCTCCGATATTGACTCTCAGGGCTGGGAGTCCCAGGAGAAAACCAGCCGCAAGCTCACCATCACTCTCTCCGGTAAGCACTCTGTGAAGGGTGAGGAGAAGCAGCTGGAGCCTTCCCAGAAGCTGATCCGTGATACCGGTATTGAGTTGGGTAAAGCTGGCAAGATTGACGTGCGCGTCTGGCGTACCGATGGCACCGATGAGGGCTGGGAGTGCACCGCCACCAACATGTACTCCACCGAGGCGGGCGATGCGAATGGTTTGCGCCAGTGGACTGCGAACCTCCAGTCCGCTTGCGCGCCGAAGCGTATTAAGCCGGTGGATGAGACTAAGGTCACTGTGGCTTCCGAGGATCCGGAGAGCTAAAAACCGGGGTTTTAAGCCCCCTTGGTGCGTTGCCCACCCCCTAACACTAGGCGGGTGGGTTTCGTGCATCTACGGGGCAAATAGCCAGGGTCTAGGGGGGTTATTGCGTCTCGTGCTTTGCGAGTAGCTGGCGGGCTTTCTCCAACCGCTTAACCTCCTTATACTCCGGCTGCGGCTCGACCTGGTAGAAAGCGATGCAGCGCTCCAGCACCTGAACCTCCCGCCTGTGGTCACCCAGTTTCCGATAAATAACGGCAGCCTCCCAGTATGGGGCCGGTGGTGGCGACTGCTGCCGGTACCCTCCCGGAAATAAACTCAGCAGGTACCGGTGGGTCTCATTGTAGAAATCGGTGTGTAGCTCCGCCCACCGGATACACTCCTTGATGCTGCTGGCGGCCTCCAACAGCAGCCCCTCTCGCTTAAGGTGCCGCGCCTCCTCCAGCAGGTGCATGTAGTAGTCAAATAGCAGTGCCTCCCGCCGTCGGATCAATTGCTCTCTACTGTCTACAAT